TGATTTCAAATCAACAGAACTAAAAGAAAAATTGAAAGAAATTACTAAAAATATTTTTAAAGAAAATTTTTCAAACAATAAATATTTTGACTTCTCACTTACCAAAAAAGATAAAATATTCGATGTGGAAATTTAAAACCTAATTTAATTCATATTTATATAATAAAAATTAAAATGAACTTAGAAGTTTTAAAACCAGGTCAATCAGGAAAAGGTATTTTAATCGAATACGATGCAGGTTATCTTTCACCTTCGATGGATGAAAATGCAAAAATAATTAAAGAATCTAAAAACTTTTTAGACCACTCAAAACCCTTTGAGTTTTATGCAGTACTACAAAAATACAATACCCCAAACAGAAATGGTAGAATATACCCTGAAAAGATTTTGAAAAGGGAAGCTGAAAACTATAAAAAGATGATAGCAAAGGGTACTTCATTATCTGAATTAAATCACCCAGAATCATCATTAATAGATTTAGATAGAGTTTCACATATCATTACAGAGATTTGGTGGGAAGGTCCGATTCTAATGGGTAAATTGAAATTATTAACGTCACCAGGTTTTCATGAAAGGGGTATAGTATCAACAAAAGGTGATATGGCTGCAAACTATTTAAGACAAGGTGTTACATTAGGTATATCCTCACGTGGTGTTGGTTCTTTAAAAAAGGTTGGGGAACAGAACGAAGTACAAGATGATTTCGAACTTATTTGTTTTGACTTAGTATCATCTCCTTCAACACCAGGTGCATATCTTTTCTTGAATAAAGAAGATAGAGATATGTATTCAGAAAACTTGGAAGAGGATAAAAGAATGGCAATGGAAAGAAATGTTGGTGAAAAAGGAAACGCTAGCCTTGATTTGATGAAAAAATTGTCTAAACTTGGTTATTAGTAAATTCAAAAAATAATTAAGTATGGAAGATGGACAAAAATATTTTGTAGCTAAAATTGCTGAAGACTTGGTAGATGAGGATTCAGGTAAAATTAAAAAAATCAAAGTTGAGAAATTAGTATTGGGTTACACACCGACAGATGTTGAAGCTAAGGTCACTAAAATTTACGAACATTATACTCAGGATTGGCGAATAACTGCCATCGTTGAAAGTAAAATTGATGAAGTAATAGAATAAACTTTGATTTATCAAATTTAAATTTAAGGGGGATTTTTCCCCCTTTTTTTATTTTCTGTAACTGAATAATATTTATTAAATGAAAAAAATACTTCTGAGATTATCTCATAACTAAATTTTTCAAATAATTAACATATTTATTAGTAATAAAATTTAAAAAAATAAAATGGCAGAAGAAAAAAACATTTTAGAAGAAGCAATCATCCAAATGAAAAATTTGGAAGAAGCTGTTGCTGAAAATGCAAAAGGAATACTTGACTCTGTAATGAGACAAGAAATCAAGGAATTAGTAAAAGAATCTCTTAACGAACAAGAAGACGAAGAAGAGGTTGATTCAGAAGAAATGGACTTCGAAGATTCAGACGTAGCTGACGTTGAATTCGATGATGAAGATGAAATGGAGGACGACATGGAGGATGATATGGAAGACGACATGGAAGATGAAATCGATGACGAAGCAGAAATGGATGATGAAGAAGAAGATGTTACAATCGACTTAAGAAATGAACCAATGGAAAATGTATTGAAAGTATTTTCAAGAATGAAAGATACTGATACAATTTCGGTTGAAGAAGATGAAGAAGGTAACATACATCTTTTCGATGATGAAACTGACAAAGAGTATTACATTGTTCGCGAAGGTATGGAAGATTTAGATGAAATGGACATGGAAATGGACGAAGAAATGGATATGGAAATGGATGAAACTATCTATGAAATTGAAATGGATGAAGAAATGGAAATGGACGAAGAAATGGACATGGAAATGGATGAAGAAATGGATATGGAAATGGATGAAACTATCTATGAAATTGAAATGGACGAAGAAATGGACATGGAAATGGATGAGGAAATGGATGACACTGATATTGATTCTGTGATGGAATCAATTAAGAAAAAAGGATTCAAACCTAAAGGAATGAATCTTGGTAATGCCAAATCATATCAAATTTCTAAAAAACCTAACATGGAAGGTGGGTTCAAAGTTGTAAAAACTAAGGCCGACAAAACTATGGGAACAGGAAGTGCATCTTCTTTCAAATATGGTAAAGGTGAAAACTTGGATGGTGAATTCAAAATCAAACCTAAAGCTAAAAAAGAAACTAAAGAAGGTATGATGAAAACGCCTAAGAAAATGGAAACAAAAGAGGCTTCACGTACTTACGCTATGGGTTCTAAAAGTGGTCGTGGTTTGAGAAAAGGTATCACACCTAATAGAAACCTTACATTCGAATCTACAAATCCTCAAGAAGTAGAATTACTTAGAGAAAAGAACGAAGAATACAGAAAGGCACTTAATGTATTTAGAAACAAATTAAACGAGGTTGCAGTTTTCAATTCAAACTTGGCGTACGCAACAAGATTGTTTACTGAACACTCAACTTCAAAACAAGAAAAAATAACAATTTTGAAAAGATTTGATTCAGTAGAAACTCTTAAAGAATCAAAAAATCTTTACAAAACTATAAAGGACGAATTAACTTCTTCTAAAGGACAACAAGTTAATGAATCAATTGAAAGAACAATTCAAAAAACACCTTCAACTGGTTCAGCAATCAACTTGATTGAGTCTAAAACATACGAAAATCCTCAATTCCTTAGAATGAAAGATTTAATGTCAAAATTAAAATAAAAAATCAATAAACTCGCTTAAAAACAAAAACAAATAAAATGGGAGCATTATTAGAATCGGGTCTTGTTGGTAACATTGGTCTTAAGCACCTAAAAGTTATCAAAGAAGATACTATCAACAAATGGGACAAATTAGGGTTCCTTGAAGGTCTTAGAGGCCACCTAAAAGAAAACGTAGCTCAGTTATATGAAAACCAAGCTTCTTTCTTAATCAACGAAGCAACTTCTGATGGATCATCTGGTTCATTCGAAACTGTTGTTTTTCCTATCGTTAGAAGAGTATTCTCTAAATTATTAGCTAACGATATCGTATCTGTACAAGCTATGAACTTACCTATCGGTAAATTGTTCTACTTCGTACCTAAAATTCAAGGTTACAACGATGGTAATGGTGGTACACTTTATCCAACTCAATCTGGTGAACACTATGCACCTGTAGGTAGTCCTGGTAACTACCCTGGTAGTCCAAATTCTGGTTACACAACTGGTGTTGGTTCTTACAACCCTACTTACCAAAAAAATCTTTATGATTTATTCTACGAAGGTAATGAAGCTGGTTTAGAACCTGCTGGTTTATTTGATTACTCAAAAGGACAATGGTCTGCTGTTACAGCTAACACTGTTATCCAAACTTGGGAAAATGGTAAATTAGTTGATCACGTTCCAACTCCTGGTCAATACAGAAAATTACTTATGAAACTTTGTGGATGGAAATCAATCCCTGGTTTAGGTAAGTTAATCGGTCCTGATGGAAATGAAGTTGATTCTGAAACTTTCCTTTCTGACCTTAAAATATTCGCTCAAGATCCATTGGTGATTTCAGCTACTTCTCCTTGTAATGTAGTTAAAAATGCTGCTGGTACACAATATGTTCCTTTATTGTTCAGAGTTGTTACTCAACAATATGGTAAAGGTATTGTTAATCCTACATACGATTCACCTACAACTACATGGCCAACTGATGGTAATGGTGGTCAATTTGACAATGTTTGTGGTGTTGATGGTTGTATCTATTTAGAAGTTGACCTATCTTGTCCAGCTTGTGCTGACTGTGGTTCTTCTTCTTTAGATGGTTACACAGGTACTACAATCCAAGAAGCTACTTCAGGTACTTCATTCTTAGCTGTATGGAGAAGATACGAAGAACTTGAATTCGAAGATAAAATTGGTGAAGTTTCTTTCGACCTTGAATCAGTTACTGTTTCTGTTTCTGAAAGAAAATTAAGAGCTCAATGGTCTCCTGAACTTGCTCAAGACGTTGCAGCTTTCCACAACATCGATGCTGAAGCTGAATTA